TCAGCGTCAACTCCTGAAGAAGTCATGCGAATCGTAGAAGGAGACTCAGGTAAGAAACTGGGTGTCTATTCTTCTCGTGGGTCGTTCTAAGCCTAAAAACTTAAACACCTAAAGAAAAGGAGTTAACCACAATGGTTGACGCATATACAGGTCAGAGCACCCTTGATTTCTCAAAGGCCGCTTATGACCGCATGGCATACTTTGCACTACGCCCAGAACTATACTTTGACGCTGCCGCTGACGTTCAGCCTACGCACCAGAGCATGCCTGGAGCATCAGTTGCATTTACAATTGTTAACGACCTAGCAATTCAGGCTTCTGCACTGACTGAGACAAGCGACGTATCTACTGTTGCTCTTTCAGACAGCCAGGTTACCCTGACACTTGCTGAGTACGGTAACGCAGTACTTACCACAGCCAAGTTGCGTGGTACTTCATTCGTAGACATTGACCCAATCGTTGCCAACGTAGTTGGATACAACGCTGGAGTTTCAATTGACACGATTGCTCGTGCTGCACTTGACTCAGGTACAAACGTTCAGTACGCATCAGGACTCGGAGCAACTTCGCTTCAGACTTCTGTTACAACCCGTGCCGGAGTAACAGCATCAAACACAATCTCATCACTTGACATTCGTGTTGCTCGTGCTCGTCTCCGTTCACAGAACGTACCAACATTCGGCGGAATGTACGTCGGATACATCCACCCAGACCTCGTGGCTGACCTTCAGGGAGAATCTATCTCTGGCAGCAACGTACAGGGATGGCGTGCACCACACGTTTACGCTCAGCCAGGTGAAATCTGGACTGGTGAACTCGGTGCTTACGAAGGTGTACGTTGGATTGAAACACCTCGTGCTCCTGTATTCCAGGGTGCCGGTGCTTCAAGCGCAAACGTTTACGGAACTATGATTCTTGGTCGTCAGGCTCTTGCTAAGACGTTCTCAACAATCGATGGTAACGGAGCGTTCCCTCACGTTGTACCAGGTCCAATCACTGACCGCCTCCGCCGTTTCGTACCACTTGGTTGGTACTGGCTCGGTGCATACGGAGTATTCCGTCAGGCATCATTGATTCGTCTAGAGTCAGCATCACTCCTTGGTGGAGACATCAGCACCACATCTGGTACTGGAACTGCCTTCGAGCCTGCAATTGACCTAGGTGAGTCCGGCTCACCACTGGCTTAGTCAGTAGTTAGGTAGGAGACAGGTATGTCGTGGCCTTATGCATGCGCCCATTGTGGTAGTCGTGATGTTCAACCACTCGTGGACGAGATTCAATGTCTCGTCTGCGGGCGGCTGACCAATAAGGACGGCGTACCTGTCTCACTCCTAGACCAATTTACTTCCGAGGAGAAACTTTAATGACAATCCCAACAGGGCATGGACTTCGCATGGGACTTGAATCTGCTGACCAAGCAGGTACACCACTTCCTAACCGAGTTACCCGTGCAAAGATGAACGATGCTAAAGCCATTAAAGGCGAAACATCAGACCCATGTTACTGCGGTTGCTGTGACATGACAGACGCAAGGTGGAAATAATGGGCTTATTTGATGATGTAAAACAGGTAGGTTCTGGTATAGCCAGTGCTGCCACTGGTGCAGGACGTGCAGTACAAGATGTTGCTCGTGGTGCCGCTAGCGGTGCTACCGCTGTTGGACGTGGAGTAGAAGATGTTACTCGTGATGCTGTTAGTGGCGCTGCTAGTGGAATTTCACGTGTTGCCGCTGATGTTGCATCTGCAGCACACAAAGTTTCAACGTATGCTCGTGGTTCAGAAAACCACGCTGGTGACAGATTGCAAACAATGAACCACCAAGGCGTATCACACGCACCTAATGCTGGTCCTGCGATGCAAAACCACATAAATACACCACCACGCCCATACCATACTGATGCTGTAAATGTAGATGGAAAAACACAAATGCAAACACGTGACACAAGAACTGGACAAGTAATCGCTGGCTCAAAAGTCGGATTACGTTCTGAACTTGTAACTGGCGGAGATGGAAAAACACAAATTCAAACACGTGACACAAAAACTGGTGGAGTAGTAGGCGGTTACGGATATGGAGCATTGAAATAATGGAATCACGTTCATCATTTCCAACCGTAGCCACTGACTTGTTCCGTGGAACTATGGACAATACCCACACAAGTGGTGGCGAATCACACGGACCAACTTTTCGTGGCGTAGAGCAGAACACTGCTCGTGGCGTTAAAGAGGCACCTGTAATGACTGGTATGACATCAGTTGAGTACGCACCTGCCACAGACGCTCCTCCTGTTGAGGGCTTTAAAACTTACGGAGAAATCTAATGCCAAGTCGTTTTGACGAAGCCTACAGTGTAGACAAGAAGAAGGACGGGTTTGTCGTTGACATGCGTCCTACCACTTTGCTTGAGCAGAGCCTTCACGGTAATGACCGTGTGAACTTGCCTGTTGGAGAAGCAGTTACCGAAGGTGCTGAGTACCAGACAACTGGTGGCGCTCGTATGGGTGACGCTATTGACGCTATCCGCATCGGGGCTAACGGACGCAAGAAGTAGGTTCTGAGTGGCTACATTTACGCCACCCAAGGTCTATGACAACCCGCCTATCTTGCCTGACTCACGAGGTCTGGCAAATAGGTTGTTTCGTTACTACAAGAACCGAGCACGTTATGTGATGGTCTTTGCGTTATCGGACGGAACGTTTGTACAGGACACGGCTACGCCGGAGAACTCCAACACAAACATTCCTTACCCGTATAATCCATGGGACCCATCGGCACCGTTCTCAACGTCATACTACATTAACTATGAAGTATCACCGCCGGTTCCAACAGTAACTACAGTTGCTCAGAATCCTTGGATTGCTAAAGTGTATCAAGAAGTTTGCTACGTTACAGACGCAGAAGCAGCGGCTCTTACGGCTGCTGGATACGGAGATTTGATTTCATGACCGCAACACCACACAACGTTGGGCTTCACCCGGAGGATTGCTTCGGGTGCAAGGCTGCGTCTATCAGCATGTCACCATCTGCCATGCCTACACGCTCCAACGCTGGTGTTATTAACATGGACACGAAAGCAATGCACGCAGACGTGGCCGCTTACAAGCGACTACGCAAAGATGGAACACAACCCAAGTCGGTAAAGGGTGCGGCGGCTCTAGAGTCTCGTGCTGTATCGAAGTGGGAGATTGAAACAGGAACAACGCTCAAGGGTGACACCAAGTTGGGCAAACGATTAGACGAAACTCAAGGCGCTATCAATAGGGGCGAATCAGTACTATGACAACTTACTTACTTTCTGGAGTCGTTTCAGGACCTTCTGGGTTCCTTAACGGCGCTTCTGTCACAGCGTACGATGAGTCACTATTTACCAACGCACCAGCCGCAGGTGACGCACCACCAGCCGCAGCCGTTCTAGGCACTAACGCATTTAACACTGACGCTAACGGTCAGGTTGTTTTATCAGGTACCGAGTACGGTGGTAACGGTCAATGGCAGATTCAAGTAGGTAGCAACCACGGTTACTACATTGGAGTTCTTTACCCAGTTGGATCTACGACAGCTCAGTACTACTGGTCATACGACGATTCGCTTATTCAAAGCCGTGGTCTACAGGGATACCAGGGTTCACAAGGTAACGACGGAACGCAAGGTTCACAGGGTAACATCGGTGACCCAGGTATCTACGAGTCAAATGACGGCGTTCCACCAATGGACACTAACATCCTTTGGCTTGACGAGACCGCAACCGCATCTCCACCAAACGCAACAGAACTACAGGGATACCCAGTTAGTGCAACCGCCCCTACTGAAGGACAAGTTCTTGTCTTCACCAGTGGTGTTTGGACTCCAACAACTCTGTAACAACTAAACCTTTTCTGTGCCGCGGGTCTGTAATGGACCCGCGGCACACAGGTTTGCAGTACAATTAATGTAATATTTCGCTACCAAATAAGGTAAATTATGGCACAGTTAAAATACTGGAATGGCTACTCTTGGGTTGAGGCCGTCATTGGAGCACAAGGTTTTCAAGGTAACCAAGGAGCAACCGGTGTTTTTGAAGGCTCAACGCCTCCATCAGATACCTCTATTCTTTGGCTCAATACTGGGGCACAAGGAAATGGAACACAAGGTTCTCAAGGTTATCAAGGAACGCAAGGCGTCCAGGGTTCAACGGGTGCCACGGGTGCACAAGGATATCAAGGGAACCAAGGATATCAAGGTGAACCTTCAACGGTTCAAGGGCCGCAGGGTTATCAAGGCTATCAAGGCTATCAAGGTGTTCAAGGCACCCCCTCTAGTGCCAATCCTCACGGTGCTGTTTTTCTTGTAGACGACACAAATTTTTTTAGTGCCAGCACATACACCTCTGGTTCTGCCGGAGCCGAAGGCGGCTCTGGTGTCGGCGCATACATTCAAGCAAATTCAAATGGTGTGTTTAGCATTGACGCTATTACGCCATCTGTTGGCAATCGAATTCTTTTTTCCGCTCGCACAAATTCTATTGAAAACGGTGTTTACACAGTAGACACTGTTGGAACATCAAGTAGCAAATGGAAAGTTATTCGTTCACATGATTACGACGGTTCAACCGCTGGTCTAGTAACACAAGGTGACTACTTTTTGGTAATTGAAGGTCACGACGCTGGTAAAACTTACATTCAAGTTAATCAAGGTACCGGTCCTGATTACGACATTCTTGTTGGAACAGACGCAATCAACTTTACAGAAGTTGGTGGAATTGGACCTCAAGGATATCAAGGACCGCAAGGTGCACAAGGTTATCAAGGTTCAACGGGTGCCCAAGGAACAACTGGTGCTCAGGGAACGACAGGAACACAGGGGCCTCAGGGTTCTACCGGTTCTACCGGTTCACAAGGAACTACGGGAGCAACTGGTTCTCAAGGAACAACCGGTTCTCAAGGTTACCAAGGTGTTCAAGGATATCAAGGTGCAACAGGAAACCAAGGTCCACAGGGAACTCAGGGCTATCAAGGTAATCGTGGATATCAAGGTTATCAAGGCGACACAGGTTCGCAAGGTTTTCAGGGAAACACTGGCGCACAAGGTTCGCAAGGAACAACTGGTTCTCAAGGAACGCAAGGCTCTACCGGAGCG